CCGCCGGTGTCGCCGACAACTGGTGGCAGCAGGGCTATACGCCGGTCAGCCTCGGCGCCCAGTCGGCCATGGTGGAGGCCTGTGTCTCGGCCTATGCGCAGACCGTCGCCATGTGTCCCGGCGACCATTGGCGGCTCAACGACAAAGACGGGCGCGAGCGCGTCAAGACCTCGGCGCTCTCGCGTCTGCTGCGCCATCCCAACGACTATCAGTCGATCTCGGACTTTCTGCTGAACGCGACCCGCTCGCTCTACCTCGAGGGCAACGCCTATGCGCTCGGGTTGCGCAACGACCGCTTCGAGATCGACGAACTGCACCTGATGGATCCGCTGCAGTCGCATCCACGGCTCGCCGCCAACGGCGACATTTTCTATCAGTTGCACGGCAACCAGGTGATCGAGAAACGGCTCGGCGCCGAGCCGCTGATCGTACCTCAACGCGACGTCCTGCACATCCGGCTGCATACGGTGCGGCATCGCTGGCCGGTGCCGCTGATCGGCGAGAGCCCGCTCGTCGCGGCCCAAAGCGACATCGGCATCAACGAAGCGATCGCGCGCCAGCAGACGGGGTACTACCTCAACGAGGCGCGGCCGTCGGCGGTGCTCTCGACCGACCTGAAGCTCAAGCAGGAAGAAGTCCAGCAGTTGCGCGACCGCTGGAACGACCAGACCAAGGGCCTGCACCAGGGCGGCACACCGATCCTCACCGCCGGACTGAAAGTCCAGCCCTGGGGGCAGAGCGGCAAGGATTCCTCCACCGTCGACATGAAAAAATTGTCGAACGAGCAGATTGCGCTGGCGTTCCGCATCCCACTGCAGATCCTCGGCATCGGCGGCACCGCGTACAGCTCGACCGAATTGCTGATGCAGAGCTGGGTCGCGAGCGGACTGGGATTTGCGCTCAATCACATCGAGGAAGCGTTCGGCCTGCTGTTCGATCTCAAAGGCCAGCCCGACGAGTATGTGGAATTCGACACCGCCGCGCTGCTGCGCTCGGCGATGAAGGACCGCATCGAGAGCCTGGCGCGCGGCGTGCAAGGCGGCATCTTCGCCCCGAACGAAGCGCGTGCGCTCGAGGGCTACGAGGCCGTTCCGTTCGGCGACTCCCCTCGCGTACAGGCCCAGGTAGTACCACTAGAAGCTGCGTCCGCTATCCCTTCGGCGCCCGCGTCGCCTGCATCACCAGCAGCGCCAGCGTCGCCCGTAGTCGACCAGCAAGATACTTCGCAGAAGGTAATTCAGTTCTCGCCCGCAATGAGACGAGAATTTATGCGACAGGAGAGCGATATCATTCGATCCCGCGCAGATCGAATGGTAATATAAAATGCGCGACGGAGTTGATGCGCAAACATCAACCCCGTCACTTGACAAGCAACCTTCAGGGAGGCTGCCGTGCCCAAAATCACCGATATCACGGGTCAGACGTTTAATCGACTGACTGTCATTCGCGCGGACGGCCGCAACACCGATGGCAAGACACACTGGCGGTGCCATTGCGTTTGCGGCAACGAGACATTAGCGACGGCGTACCAATTAAAATCTGGCCACAAGAAATCTTGCGGATGCTGGCGAGTTGAGAACGGCGCCATCGTGTCCACGAGACACGGCGGCGCTAAGCGCACGGGAATAACACGGCTCTATAGAATCTGGGGCGGCATGCTCAACCGATGCAGCAATCCCAACAATCAAGCTTTCTCTCATTATGGTGGCCGAGGTATTTCGGTTTGTAGCGTGTGGCATTCGTTCCCGGCGTTTCGCGATTGGGCAGAGGCAAACGGATATCGAGACGATCTGAGTATTGATCGCATCGACAATGACGGCAACTACGAGCCGAGCAATTGCCGATGGGCGACGCAAAGGGAACAGGGACGCAATCAGCCGCAGAATCGCGCGGTCATTTGTTCCGACGGACGACGTTTCGCCTATGTAAAGGACGCCGCGCAGGCGACCAGGACGACTACGGCAAACATCGCGCTTGTCTGCAAAGGTAAACGGCAAACCGCTGGCGGCTTCGGATGGCGTTATGATGAACAACAACGGTACCAACCTGCTGGAAGCGCCGGACGCACTACATGCTGATGACCTGCTTGAGGGATGGCGAGACGCGCTTGGTCATGCGCTTGCACAGGAACGCAAGCAATGGCAGCGCGAGCGCGCCCTGATCGAAGCGCAGGCGCAGGCGACGATCGCCGAACTGCGCGCCGGTGTTGCCGAGCTCCGAGGCATGGTCGCCGACAGGCTGGCGGCAGTGCGTGACGGCGAGCCCGGCGCTCCCGGCGACCAAGGTCCTCCCGGACCGTCTGGAGTGCAGGGTCCGCCTGGGCCGGCTGGCGCCGATGGCTGCCCAGGCGCCGCCGGCCCTCAAGGTCCACAAGGTCCCGCGGGCGAGCCTGGAACGCTCCCGGCGGTGCGGGAATGGCTGCCAGACACCATCCACTACGCCGGCGCCGTGATGCACCACGCCGGCGGCACCTGGCAGGCACTCCGCGACACTGCCCAAACGCCGGGGGCTCACATCGATTGGAAATGCCTCGCTAGCCCCGGCCGCGACGCCGCCATGCCGACGGTGCGCGGCACCTGGACCGAAGCCGAGACCTATGCGGCGCTCGACATCGTCGCGCTCGGTGGCTCGAGCTTCATCGCGCGGCGCGAGGCGCCCGGTGCGTGTCCAGGCGAAGGCTGGCAGTTGATCGCGTCCGCCGGCCGGCAGGGCAGCAAGGGGCCGGCGGGCGACCCTGGCGCCAGAGGCGAGCGCGGTCTACCGGGCACGGCCGCGCCGGTGATCGTCGGCTGGAAGATCGACCGCAAAGCCTATGCCGCGATCCCGATCCTGTCCGACAAGAGCGAGGCGCCGCCGCTCGAGCTGCGTAGCCTGTTCGAGCAGTTCCACGACGAGGCGCGTTGATGGCTGATATCTGGGTCAAGGTGCTGCAGGCCGCCGACAGCTACGCGCTGCTGACGTTGGACGAGCTGAAGGCCATTCTTAACGTGCCGCTGACCGACACCAGCGAGGACGCGCAGTTGCAGATGTTGATCGATCAGTACAGCGACGTGATCGCGACCATGTGCAATCGCGTGTTTGCCTACGAGAGCGTCGAGGAGACCTGGCGCTGCAGCGACTCGCCGCGCCTGTTCCTGACGCGCTATCCGGTTGCCGACGCCGATCTCGTCTCAGTGGAATCTCCGCGCGGCAGTATCCTCGACCCGGCGGGCTATGAGATCGAGAACTCATCCGGCAAGTTGCGCATTGACGGTGCATGGTCCGAGCCGGTCACCGTGACCTATAGCGGCGGCTATCAGTTGCCCGATGACGCGCCGCAGGCACTCAAGGCGGCGACCGGGATGCTGATACAGGCGGCGCGGGGGCAGGCACGCATGACGGGCGGTTTGCGGTCGGTCATGCATGGCGACACCCGCGTGCAGTATTTCGATCCGGTGCAGATGTTCGGCAAGGCCGGCCTCGCCGCGCCGTTGCAGACCGCGACCGATACCATCGACTCCATGCTCTACAAATACATGCGTATCTATGTTTGAGGTGCTGTCATGTCGCTAACTGGCATCGTCTTAGGCGTCATCAACATCGCGATCGTGATCGCGATCCTGCTGTTGGTTGGCGCGATCATTCTGTGGTTCTGCTCATGGATGATCCTCGGCGTGCCTGCAAATGTGCAGAAGGGCTACATCATCGTGGTCGCCCTCATCGGCCTCTACATGCTGGTGGCGCTGCTGCTCGGGATACCGACGCTGCGGCTCATCGGCCACGCTGACCTGGCGTTGCGGCTCATCGCCTGATGCCCATCGACTACAGCGCATTGCTGTTCGATCCGGTCTATGCGGAACTCGGCGTGCCGGCAACAATGACGGTGGGCGCATCCGCCGCGGTCGACATCACGGTAATCGACGATACCAAGCCGAAGGTGCTGCCGATGGCGGTGACCGGCTCCGCGGGGCCGGCCGAGGCGCGCAGTGTCGGCCCCGGCGCCTTCGCCCGCATCTACGAGCTCGCCGGCAAGGGCATCGCGCGCGCCGACTACGCCGATGCCGTGCTCGCCTTCAACGGCCGGACCTGGACCGCGCGCTCGTGGGAACTGCGCGGCAGTCCACTGGGTGAGGACTGGGGCGAGGTGAGGTTCCTGCTCAAAGAGGCGGCGGTCGGGTGAAGGACGTCCGAGAGGAAATCCTGGCGCGGCTGCTCGAGGTGATCGCTAGCATTCCGAATATCAAATCGGCATATCGCAACAACGTCGACATTCCAGAAGAGGCGTTGCCGGCGGCGATCGTGTTCGACGGCGATGAGGAAACCAGCGGCGCGGACGATCGCTCGGCGCGGCCGGCCAACCGACCCTACGTCGTGCGGATGACGCCGGAAATCCTTGTTGCTCAACAGGCCGACCAGGTTGGGCCAGAGTTGACTGTCCTGCGGCGCGAATTGATCCGGCGGGTGCTCACCGACACGCAATTGATCGCGCTGGTCGGCGGCAACGGCGCCATCCGCTATCTCGGTTGCCAGACCGACGTCGGCTGGATGCGCTCGCTGCACGGCGTGCTGATGGCGCTGTTCATGTTCCAGTATTCCCTGAAAATAGAGGAGCTATAAGCCATGCCCGCAAGTCCTTCAGTCCAAAATTACCATATTGGTAAGGGAGTTGTGACTTTCAAAGAGGACGGCGGCAGCACCTTCGTCGACCTCGGCAACGCGCCGTCGTTTGTCTGGACGCCGAAGGTCGAAAAGAAGGAGCACTTCAGCAGCCGTGAAGGCGTGAAGGTAAAAGATTTTACGGCCATCACGCAAATCGGCGCGACCATCAAGATGACGCTCGATGAGATCACCCCGGCAAACCTCGCCATCTTTACTCTGGGCGAGGCCGGGGCTCCCGACGTTGACGGCAGTGTTCAGGTGTCGGCGTTCAAAAAGCTGGAGATCTCCGGCATCATCCAGGTCGACGGCACCAACGACATCGGCCAGCACGTTGATTTCACCGGCCGCATCTCGATCAATCCGACCGGCGACTTCAATTTCATTACCGACGCCGATGACTTCTCAAAACTGGAGATCGAGGCCGAGGTGCAGAAGGATGACGTGGACGGCACGTTCGGCGTGTTCACCGTCCACGAAGCGGTGGTGGTGCCATAAGGAGATGAGTATGGCTGACTTGTTGGATATTGCGCCGTCGACGGCGGTCGGCGTTGTCAGGATACGTGGCGAGCGAGTTGTGGTGCGCGGGCTGAATGCTCCCGCCATCGCATCGATCGCACTGCGGTTCCCGGATGTTGTAAGGCTATTCAGCGGCGCACGAGATGATGAAAATACTGAAAACATTGCGCGCTTGTTTTTGCTTGTCGGCAATGCGATCGGCTCAATCATTGCTGCCGGGACCGGCCACCTGGCCGATGAAAAACGCGAGCACCACGCCAGCACCGTGTTGTCGCTGGAAGAACAACTTGAACTCTTCACGGCAATTATTGGGCTCACATTCCCAAACGGGATAGCCGCCTTCTTCGAGAAGTTCACCAGACTCGTCTGGGGCGGCGCAAAGAACGTGAAGGTCCGCTTGAAGAAATCGCCGTCGCCATCACAGCCCTCATCGGACGCGGATTCCCGCCCGACTATGCAATGACGCTGACGCCGCGCCAGATCGCAGCGTATCTCGAATTCGGCGCGAAGCTCGACCGGATCGAGCGGGCGAATAATCTCTGGGTTGCGGCCATGGGCGCCCAGGGTGACGGCAAGACGATCGAGAAAACCATCAAGGAGCTGGGAACGCCTTAGCCGTGGCAATCCGCATTCGCCTGCGATCAAATTCTATAAAGCCGCAAATCGATGAGACCGTTGACCGTCTGAAGCAGCGGTTTGCGGGGACGGTGACGGCGGCCGCCAAGCAGTTTGCCGACAACGTCCAGCGCGAGGGCCGCGCTGACATCGCTGCTGCCGGCAGGTTTACCGGCGCGTGGATATCCGGCTTCACCTACGATATTTCCGGCAATGCCGATGGTGATCAAACCATCGTCTTCCACCACTCGAAGCGGCTCTGGCGCATCTTCCAGAAAGGGGCGACCATCAAAGGCGATCCGTTGCTGTGGATTCCGGTCGACCCCGGCGGGCCGCCCGCCAGCAAGTTTCCCGGCCGCCTGTTCCAGGTCAAGCGCCTGCGGAAGCGCGACACACCGCTGCTGATGTCGGCCGATGACAAGCAGGTCAAATATATCGGGGTCAAGAAGGTCATCATTCGCCGTAAGTTTCACCTGCTGCGGATCATCCGTGATGAAGCAAGCAAGATGCGTCAACAGCTCAGGGACGGAATGAAAAAGGAATCCTAGGCACATGGCCGATGCGATAGTTCAGACGATTAAGATCGAGGTCGATGGCGCGGAGCAGGCCGCCGCCGAGATCAAGAAGGTCGGCCAGGCGACCGAGGAAGTCCAGGCCACGGCTGCGCGCACGGCTGGCGGCACTCAGGAATTCGGCAAGGGGCTGGACGATGTTTCGCAGAAGTCCGGCGTCTCGTCGCGCGAGCTGCGCTCCCTCGGCAAGATCATGAAGGAGTTTGGCGCGGGCGAGCTGGCCGGCACCGCAGTCGGGATTGCAAGGATTGGGATGACATTGGGGACGCTTGGCGCCGCCGTGTTCGCGGCAGCCGCCGCGTTCTCTTTCTTTAAGAGCAAGATCAAGGAGGCGGAAGATCAGTTGAAGGCCACGACCGCGACCATGGCCGAGTTCGCCAAGGTCAGTGCAGAAATGCATCCGGAACTGGCCGGCGGGAAAGAGGCCTCAAACAATATTGCACTGATCGCTGATGAGTTTGAGAACCTGGCAAAAAAGGCAAAGAACACCTTCAGCGTCATTAGCGCGCTGACCTCGCCGGACACGATGCTCAAGGGGCTTGTTACCGCCGCGCAAAATGTTGGCATATCGTTCGACGATATCACGGCCGGCCAGGACAAGCTCAGTAAGTCGTTCCAGCAGACGGCGCTGTTCGCCGCGAAGATACGCGAGGGGCTGGCGCCGATCGCGCAACTGAAGTTCGACGAAGCACTGAAGCTCGGGAAGGTTGCACCGGACGTTATCGCGGAGATCGGAAAGGGCTCGGCGGCACTCGCGAAAAGCCAGGCCGCAGCCGAGCGAAACAAGCAGGCATGGGATGCACTTGCACAATCATGGGAAAAGGTCAGCAAGGCATTTGCGGCGTCGAGCTTCGCGCCCGCGCCGGTCGAGGATTTGGGAGCGGGCCTGACGAACTTTATAAAAGACCTGCAGAGCCTGGGGGCTCTGGAGCACGCGATAATAGACCCGATCATTGATGCTTTCAAAAGCATCCCCGCGGCGTTTGATGCGGTCGTCGCACAGGTCAAGGCCACCATTGAAGCCTGGGTCACGACGCCGATCGGCAATGCATGGCAGTGGCTCAAGGATAGTTTCCAGAGCGCGTTGGACTGGATGGCCCAGAAGGGGGCGGAGTTCATCCAAGCAATCAAAAGCATTTTCACCGGCAGCGGCGCTCCAGCGGGCGCCGGGGCGGCAGGGGGGCAAATTGGCGGCAGTGCCGGCTTTGCCGGCGGCGGGCTGCTCGGTGGTCGTGGGTCTGGCACCAGCGACAGCAACCTCGCCTGGGTGAGCCGTGGCGAGCACATCATGCCGGCGCGGGCGGTGAGCCAGCCGGGCGTGCTGGCGCTGCTGGAGGCGCTGCGCTTCTCGGGCGGCAACCTGCGCGCCGTGCTCAACAGCATGGGCCACTTCGCCCTCGGCGGCATGGTCGCGCCCAGGCTGTCGATCCCGGCCCTTGCCGGCGGGATGAACCACGTCAGCATCCATTTTCCTGGCTTGCCAGAGATCAGCGGACTGCGCGCCTCGTCTGCCGTGGTCGATCAGTTGCGCAACGCTGCGGCGATGGCGCAGGTCCGCTCGGGCGGTCGTAAGCCGAGCCGGTATGGCTGATGCCCGCTTATACCTTGCTCGCGATCGATAACATCGACTTCTCGCAATGGTCCGTGCGTGGCATCACCATGACGTTGGCGCCGATTGACCAGGCGGCAGCTCTGGCGCGCGATTGCCGCGGGGCGCTTGCCGACATCTCGCTGGCGCAATTTCGTCAGCACAAGGTCACCATCACTTGCACGGACCACGAGGCGCCCGAGCTCACCGACATCTGGCCTGGGACTGACATCACCATCGCCTGCATCCCCGGCCTCGGCGCCGCCAACGGGGCCGGCGACGTGCTGACCATCTTGGCCAAGGTGACGAGCTGGAACACCTCGCGCGACGAATGGGCAGCCGAAGTGGCGTGGACGCTTGAGGCCGAATCACGCGTGGCGCCATGAATTACGCTCGTATCTACGATGATAAGCGCGCGGCAGCGGCACGAATGGCGGCATAGATCCATGCCTGCCGGCCTGCCGTATTTTGCCTGGATCGATCCGACGGAGACGGCGTTCGCGCCCGAGCACATGCGATGGGACGAGAGCATCTTCAGCTTCACGCTCAAGCAGGACGAGGGCGACCCGGCGTCCTTGACGCTGGTCGTGCGCCGTCCGCGCAACGATGCCGGCAATGCCATCGGGCTACTCGGACCCGGCCGCAAGATTTGGGCGTGGTTCGCGCTCGACTGCGGGCCGGACTTGGTGCGGTTCCGCGGGCGCCTGGTCGGCGTGCCGACCTCGATATTCGAGGAACTGGTGACGCTGGAATTCGTCGCGCGGCCGATCGATCTCGTGGCGCAAAAGGAAGCCCTCGCCGATACGCTGCGGGTGCTGCCGCACTACGACGAGGTCGTGATCGACCCGGCGCGGCGCACCGACCCGGAGGTCGTGCTCGAGGGCTACACCAAGATATGGAGTTACGACCGCGAGAGCCACGTCCTAAGCGTGTCGGACGAGATCACTGGCGAGGATGGACTGGTCGAGTTCGACGGCGCCAGCGAAGACGGCAAGGTGCTCTATGACGGACTCGGCCTCAACCTCACCAGCGGTCCGCTGGCCAGGGTCGATGTCCAAGCCGAATACACATGGACCCAACTCGCACAAGGCACTGTCGACCTGACCCGCTATCTGCTCGATCACTGGATGGGACCAGGGTTCCACTATATCGCGTCGTTTTCCCTGCAGGCGACCGATTGGCCAAAAATCGGGGCCACGCTCGGCGAGCAGGGCTGGACGGTCGCCCACGCAACTGCTTATCCGCTCTTCAGCAATCAGGTCTCCACCAAGACCGATGGCGGCGGCTCGACGGTTATATTCCCGGACACGTCGTGGTTCGGGCCGTCGACCACGACGGCAACGTGGAGCTCAACGATAACCGCACCCGAGGTCGGGCCGGGCTCCGCGATGGGCCATGTGACCATCACCGACGACAGTTGGTCGACGACAACGGACGGATCGAGTTACAGCCGCAGTTATTCAAGGTCATGGACTGTCACGCCGAAAAACTACATCGTGCCCACGCTGGTGGCGGGCTATTCGGCTGGGCGGCAATGCACCGAGCTGGTGTCGTTTTCGTTGTATGCCGATGTGCAGCACATCCTGACCGATCCCGAGGACGGCGAAGCTCTGAGGATCGACGATGTCAAGTCGGTCAACCTCAGCCAGCCGATCGGCGTGGGTAGTGATGCGTATGTGCCGATCGTCGATCCGCGGCGGCGCTCCTACATCGCAACCGGGCGCGGCAACCAAAGCCTTGAGCACCTGCTCGCACTGGCGCGGGCGCATTTGATGAAGCGGGCGCGCGTCGTGGAGATTGCATTTGCGCCCAAGCTCGAACGCATGCCGGAAATCACGCTGCGCAAGAATGCGTTTCTGATCGAGCCGCGGCTCGGCGAGGCGCTCGGCAAGATCATCGGCTATTCGATAGCCTTGGATGGGGCGGACGGCCGCATCAAGTGCGAGGTCAAGATCGGCTGCGTCATCGGCCGCGGCGGCTCGGCGGTCGCGGCTGGCGGTGAGCCGACCTATTGCGAGGTCGACTATACCGGGGCCGATTATCAGCAGTTCACCGGCCGGGTCGTCCTGTTCGACACGTCGGTCGGGTATGAGCCGCCACTCGCGCATCCGAACGACGACGGGCTTAACTTCCTCTCGCCGCTGCAGGCAGACGAGGTGATTGCCATCCCGCTCTATTCCCTTGGGGTGGATCCAAAAGGCAACGACCTCGGCATGGCATTCAAACTCAAAAGCATGACCCGGTCGTTCTCGACCGATTATGACCTACAGGTTACCAATCTGACGATCCCAGCCGGCTACGATTTGGAGGCGGCATAATGTCGGGGTTTGAAGTCGTCGTCCGGCCGGTCATCCTACCCAATATCCGCCCGCCACGGGCACAGGTGCTGCCGCCCGAGGACAATCCAGAACAAGGGCTGATGGTCATCAATGGCAGCCGGACGTCCATTGGCGCCTCGGAAAGTTGGACCATGAATGTGACGAAACAGAAGCCCCAACAAGAGGAAACCAGGCAGTTCGACAAGGAACGGGTCTACCAAAAGGACGACAAGGGCAAAATCAACAAGAGCGTTTTCGTTGACATCGAGCGCCTGAAGAAGGTGAGGTTGAGTGCCACGGGTGGACCGATCAAACAACTCTATGCGGACCCGCCGTCGCGCGACAATGTTGAAATCCTAGAAAGCAACCAGTCGCGGGACGCAACATGACGATTGTCTACGTCACGACTGGCGCGTGGGGAACCGGCAGCGGTACGCCGAACAGCGCGCCGCAGGTCGACGGTAATTTCTACGACGTCGACCAGCGCATCGTCGGCCTGACCGCCGACATTGCCGACGGCAAGCGTATCGACAGCATCACTTACGACGCCAATAGCATGACGGTCCATTTCACCGATGGGACGTCGGAGACCATCCCGCTGCCGATTGCTGTCATCACCTATGTCGGGCAATGGACAAACGGCACTCCCTATACGCGCGGCCAGATGGTATCGGTGCATGGCCTCGGCATGTACCAGGTGCTCGTCGATCACACGACACCGCTGCTGCCGGCGCCCTTCGATCCTGCTGCAACGGACGGCTCGGGAAACCCGCTCTATTCGTTCTGGATGCCGCTCTATGACATCAATTTCGACGCCATCATCTTCATGCCCGGCAGCATTCAGCGCGAGCCTGACGAGTTGTTGTTCCAGGGCATTGCCACCCGCACGATGCAGTTGGTGAGCGGCAATGCCCATTGCTACGCCTACCTCGATGTCGGCATCGCCGCAGGCACCGACATCATCTTGTCGATCGAACGGAACCGGGTCGAGATCGGCACCATCACGTTCGCGGTCGGGGGCCTTGATGCCGGCGGCGGAAAGGCTGGGTCGTTCAACATTCCGGCCACGACGGACCTTGCCGAGGGCGACACCTATGCGCTCCGCGTTACGCAGTCCGACAACACCGCGCCGTCTGGTTTGTCGGTGACGCTGCCGTTCCTGCGCACGGATATCTAAGTGTCGAACACCGGGCCGTACACTCAGGATGTGCTGACGCAGATCTACAATGTGCATTGGGATGTGGGCACGGTGTTTGTTTTCGGCACGGAAATTGGCAATAATCTATACTATGTGAAATTTAAGGACAAAACCGACAAAACCCCGCAATTTAAAATTGTGACTTTACCCGACGAGCCGCCCGCGAATTACGAGCCGAATTCACTTTATTTTACGACCATCGGGTGTTCATATCATCTGGTTGGTAAAGACGAGGGCAAGCCGAACGAAAAAAAGAAGCCTACCTTTTTGGTATGCGGCTATCGAGTCGTTCCCCACTTTATAGACGATGGGAGCGGGAATATGGTCACGGCCTTTAATTATCATTCTCTTGTTTACACTTCCCCGGATGGATTGAAGTGGTTTGCCTCCTACCAAAGAGAGGTAGTGAGGGATGATTTCGAAACGATTTATAGATTGACCAGCGTTGCATTGGTGTGGAATCCGCCTGCGAAAAGGTTTTACTTTGATCAATTCTATTCCTCTATCGATAGGCATACGGGGATAGTATATGCGCAAACAGAGAACATATTCGGATCGTTGAATGGCGATTCGTGGGGCCTGAGTTCCAGCGCGGATGTTGTTGGAGACTCCTCATATGTTTCACAATTTCCTTCGTACTGCACACACAACGATTGCGTGGATGAAAATGAGCAGCATGTGCCCGATGGCAACATGGGGAACGATGCTGGGACCGGAATAGTGGCAAGGCCGAAGGAATCGTGGGTGTACATCTACTGGTTTGGTATTAGGGGCTACAGTGTGAACGCCAACAACAGTGTTGAGATTAAGCAGAAGGGCGCGACTGTAACTGTGTTTATCCCAGGTATTGATCGCGTGACCTGTGTCGCCGCGGCGGATGGAATTTTGATGGCTGGCGGTTTTGTTAAGGGCGTCACCGGGGCCGTCGCATTTTCCCTAGATAATGGGGAGACCTGGACGAAATTTCAAACCACACCAGATCCGGTGGTGGCCATGGTCGCGGCACCAGCAACAGATGTTTCGGGGTAGCCCGAATGCTCGGTTGTAGCGTCAGCCTGCTGCAGCGGCGGGCGGCAATTGCGGCTGACCTTGCCGAGGCGGCCCTCGCGCTGGACGTGCCAGGCACCGGGAACGTCGTCTTCGCCACGCTGGTCGACGACCCGGCCTCGGTCGGGGATCACATCGATGCATTCCTCGGACAGATCATGCTCGAGTCGGCGAGTGCTACGTCCACCGTCAGTGCAGGGTTCGGCTATGCCGTTACGATTGCGGAGGTAGCAGCCGCAGCCTCGAGCGTCAGCGCCGGATCAGGCTATGCCGGTTCAATCGTCGAGGCCGCGAGCGCCGCCGATACACCATCGGCTACCGTCACCGGGGCTGTGATCAACAACAAAGCCATCGACGGCACGGCAGGAGGGCAGTTCAGCACCACCAGCACCGGCACCGTGACACTGACAACGACACAGCCGAACGATGTCATCATTCTCTCATACTTCCATAACGGCGGTTCCGGTGCTCACACGATCGCCAGCGTCACGTCGGCTCATCTGACCTGGGCCAAGCGCAGCCAGCATGGTTGGGGCGGCGGCCCAAGTAACAACGAAATCTGGTGGGCGACAGCGTCTGCGCCGCTCACATCCGAGGTCATCACGATAACGCTTACACCAGCCACCAATATCGATGATGCGGCCTATCATGCATTTGGTGTCAGCGGATGTCCGAACCCATCGTCTCCGTGGGATACGGACGCATCGCTTGCGGCGGCTTTTGCGAGCGTCGTCAATTCCACGCCGGCATCCTTGACAATATCCGGCGTCAGCACCAGCAGCTCCATACCGATGCTGATCGGAAACACGGGCACATATAACAACATAGCCATTGCCGCTCCTTCCGGCACGACTGCGGTAAGGGCCGAGCAGATCAACAGCGGCGGAATCCTGTATGCGAGGACATCCACGTTCTACAAGAATTACTCATCCCCACTTTCCGGCGCATCCTTCAGCTCCACGCAGCCTGGCTCCTCTGCCTCATGGGGCATGGTGATCGACGCGCTGGCATAGAAAACCTTGATCAACAGGAGAGAAGCATGACCGACGAACGCGCGCAGGCGCGCGAATGCAATGACGCATCCGTAATTCGAGGCAGTGGCCTCGGCGAGCACGCCGAGGCGCACGGCCGCTACGAGGTCGAATGCATCGGCGCTGACGGCAAGCTCAAGTGGCGGGAGGCGATCGAGAACGTGGTCGCCACGGTCGGCAAAAACTTGATGTTGGACTCGTCCCTCGCGGGCTCAGCCTACAGCGTGACTGGTCCGTACATGGGCTTGATCTCATCGGTGTCCTACACGGCGGTCGCGGCCGGCGACACGATGGCATCGCATGCCGGTTGGCTGGAGGCTGGCGGCACCAACGCTCCGACCTATACCGGCAACCGCAAGACAGCTGTGTGGTCGGCGGCTACGGCTGGCGGGAAGGCGCTGTCGGCGGCGCTGAGTTTCGCCATCACCGGCACCGGCACGGTGAAGGGTGCGTTCCTGGTGTTCGGGACCGGCGCGGTGAATACCAAGGACGACAGCAACGGCGTACTGTGGTCGGCCGGCACGTTCAGCACGGGGGATAAGGCCGTGGTGAATGGCGACACGCTCAATGTGAATTATTCGACGAGTCTCTGATGCGAAGCCCGATCGACCGTCTGTTGGTGGCGCAGATCGTTTCCGCCAGCACGCTTCCGATCCTGGTCGTGCTGCTGCTTCTGATGTTCATGCGCTGAGAGGCAAAAAAATGCGCGTCGCGATCTCGTCTGGTCACGGTCTCTACGTCCGCGGAGCCTGCGGTATCCTCGACGAGGTCGATGAGGCGCGCAGGGTCGTCAATCGTGTTGCGGAGGAGCTGCAGAGCCGGGGCGCTGACGTGATGGTGTTTCACGACAACACCAGCCGCAGCCAGAACGAGAACCTGAATGCGATCGTGAATTTTCATAATGCGCAGGAACGCGATGTCGATATCAGTTGCCACTTCAACGCCTACGAGCAGGTCGATAAGCCGATGGGCACCGAGGTGCTCTACGTAACGCAAGAGGCGCTCGCCGCGGAGATGTCGGCAGCCATTGCCTCCTGCGGCTTCATCAATCGCGGCGCCAAGCGGCGCACCGATCTGTTCTTTTTGAACAACACCGAGAAGCCGGCGATACTGCTCGAGATATGTTTCGTCGACAGCGAGGCTGATGCCAAGCTCTACGAGGCGAAGGTCTACGACATCTGCAGGGCCATTGCCGACGAGCTCGGCGGCGAGCCGTTGGACGGCATCGCCGCGGCGCCGGCGCCGCTGTTCAAGGCCAGCGGCAAGTGCTCGAGCTTCGGCGGCCCGGACGACACCGGCGTCTCGCCGAGCGAAGGGCTGGCATTCATCTCCGAGGTCGAGCAGGCACCGCACCTATTCCTGCCGTATCAGCCAGAGGGGACGACCGGCCTGGCGCGGCGGCTCAACCCGCACATTCATTACGTCGCCTGCCGGTGGGACTACAACGTCACGCCGAAATCCATGATGCGCGAGGAGATTGCGCTGGTGCGCGCGGGCGGCATCGAGCTGACGGCATTCCCGGCCGACTGGGGACCGAACGAGAATACCGGCCGGGTTGCCGATCTCAGCCCTGGCCTGCTGGCCGACCTCGGTCTCAAGACCGACGACGAGGTCGAGGTCATCTTTCCGTACAGCCGGCCCGAGTCGTAGAACAGGGGCGCCGTCAATGCCGATCGAGGCAACCGGGCAGGTGGCAGGCGATGTGGTCAGGGCGATGCAATCGCAGCCGCTGGCGATCGCGCTGCTGATCGTCAATGTCGGATTCCTGGGGTTCGCCGCCTATGTGCTCGGCGAAGTCGCCGGCAATGCCAGCGAGCGTAACAAGGCGCAACTCGAGTTGATAACCAGTCTGGTCCGGGACATCCGCGACTGCCGGCAAGGGCCGGCCGACCAACGAACCGAGCTAGGCGATCTGCCCGCCCTGGGCAACCCGCCGCTGCCGCAGCGACGGCCGGCTGACGCGCCCTGATTCCGATCCCGAATTCTTAGTTCGCGGGGTGCGAACGTCGTTGCGGTTTTGCCCATGAAATGCGGGTCGGAAAACGTTCGCACTTTCGGCTAAGGCTTTGGCATAGCCCGCTTTCTGCAGTCCCTCCACTCCTGCCAGGTGGGTGGTTTTCTCTTTCATTTTCAATCACTTAGCAAAGGTGCGAACGCTAGGTGCGAACGTCGGACTCGCACTTTTGTTCTCGTTGGGTCATCACACCGTCCGCAGCGGTGGAATAGGGAACGCACTCGTTTTCAGCCGCCACAGATGCAGACAATACGGGTGACAGTCCACGTAGACAGATTTCGGCGGGTGGAATTGCACGGACGCATTCCTCGTCGTCCCAAAACAGGTCTTTTACGAAGCTCATCTCCTGCCAGTTCGGATTGCGCCGCTTCGTTGAAATGCTCACATGCTCCCACCCTTCGGCGTCCGCATCGTCCACTGCTGCCGCGCAGGCTATGATCACCAGCTCCTCCCCGCACGGCCCCATCAGCCTGAAGGCGCCATAGCCGCCGTCCTCGGGGCGGCTGGCAAATTGGCCAGTCTTTATCCGCGCTGCCTGCAGCTTATCCGGCAAGACCGCACGCATTGTTCACCCCCGCTGCGCCAGGAACGGCATCGCCGCCGCGGCGCCACGGCCGCGCTCGGCAAGCTCGATGTACTTCTGCGCCTGCGCTGGGGTCGACCAGTCGTAGACCGCCATGAGCTGGTAGTGGCTGGCCCCGGCCATCGCCGCCCGCATGGCGCCGAGCTTGCGCAGGCCGTGGGCGGTACAGTCGTCGAGGCCGATCCGGCGGCATTGGTCGGCGAACCAACTACCGAACCCGGCCACGCTGAACGGCTTGCCGTAGTCGGTCACCAGGAACGTGTCGCGGCCCTGCAGCTTGGTCGCCGCAACGATGCGGGCAAGCTCGGGCAGGAACGGCTTCGGGGTGGCTTGATTGCGAATGCGTTTGGTCTTGCGCGGTACGAACCGGATCATGCCGTCGCGCACGCAGGCCGGGCCGAGGCCGACGACGTCGGATCGCCGCGCGCCGGTGAATAGCAACAATCCCAATGCCAGCCGTTGTTTGGTTCCGATCGGATAGGCGTCTTCGAATTTTACAAGGTCGGTCTCGGTCCACGGCCGGAAGCCGTGCGACTCGTATTTCAGCTTTTGGACATCGCGCACCGGGTTCGAGGCGACCGCGTCCGGCAGATTTTCGAGACCCCATCCGAACATGGCGGATAGATATTTCATTCGATTGTTGGCGGCACCCGGCTGCGCCGCTCGGCGATCGCGCAGCAGCCTGACCTGGTTCGGGCCGAACAGCGTCAACGGGCACTCGGCCATGAGCCGCGAGCTACCGGCGACGGCAACCTCGCGCAGGCAACTCTCGATCGTCGACATCCGCACGCCCTGCGACTTGATGTCGAGATTGCGGAAGACGGGCGAGACAAAATACTGGCCCGCGAGCCAGCGCAGCGCGCCCTTGCGGATCTCGGTGGACTTGCCCAGCGGCTGCCCGAGCTCGGCGACGGCGGCCTCGTAGGTCTGCATGAAGCCGGGGGCGCCGAACGGCTCGCGAATACGAATCCGGCGGCGCTTGCCTACCCCGGCGATGACGTAGGCGACTTCTTTGCCGTGCCGGGTACGTTCGATGGAAAGATATTTCAGCCGCACCTTCATTTTACCTTCTCCCAGAATTCGCGCTCGGCCTCGTCCTCGGTCTGTGGCGGCGCGGTCGGGATCACGTCCGTGGTTTCGATCGGCTGCTTGCCGACCACCACCGTGCCGTCCGGCCGGATGGCCAGCACATGCAGCCCTTCCTTGCGAGCGGCGGCGATCGACCGCCGGATGCTCATTTGGCTTGCTGGTGCTTTTACCGTCACAGGACCAGATTCCGCCTTACTCGACTTGGCCGGGACTGGGAAGCCCGGCCGGGGTGACCTCATTTCCTCGTTCACCATCGTGCCGCTCCACCAAATCCATTGCCGCGATAAGGGCCGCTCGGATGGCGTCCCTTGCCATGTCTTGATAGGCCGCTCCCATCCATACTCTTGTCCACGCTGCTTCGGCCGCATCGAGCTGTTCTTTGCTTAATACCACCCCTATCACTCCCGCCCATTGGGCGCGCTCAAGCCACGCAAGTACCGCGGCGGCTGAACTTAGTTGAATGCTTCGCCATTCTCGTCATTCTCGTCATTGTTAATCTTCCAGCCCAACGCCTTCGCCAGGGTGAGACATTCATGGGCCTTGACGGCAAAGAATATGGCGTGAACGTCATCGCCCTTAGCCGTGGCCGCCATGGCAGCGTCGGCTAGGTCAATCGCAAGCTGTCCGATTTTCTCTGCGCCCGTCATGTCCGTGTCCATCGTTAGCCGTGAACGTCAGTCTCGCGTCTTTCAGTAAGAAATCAGCACCAGCAGCACCGCGAGCGTTGACATCGCCACGACGGCGGCGACGGTCAGGCTCATGATCTGGGTGGCAGACAGATCGTAGATGTTCATTGGCGGCCTCCGTCAGCGATTGCAGCGCCACGCGCCATCTCCTTGGCATCTCGGATCATGTCTTCGCGCAACTCGCACCACTCAGGAGTATTCTCCGGGTCGGGTATTCGACGCAGCGGGCTTACATAGGTGCATGCGTTGCCGACGCGGAATACACACCATGTACACATGGCGCGGAAAGACCCATCGTCCTCATGCCTTGCGATAGGGCCAAACGATCGTTTATCTCGCCAGTTCATAGTCAACCTCCGTCACCGATTGCAGCGCCACGAGCGGCCGTTGTTGTAATAGCTCCGGCCTTTGCCGCGGCAGATGTCGGACTCGCGTTTCGCAGGCTTGGGAGCAGCGGCGGCAACGACCGGCTTTGGTTGTTCCGCCGGCGGGTCGACCCGCATCGCCTGGACCGGCAGCGTGAAGACGGGCTCCGATGGGAACGCCTGGTAGCTCTCGGTGATCACACGCACGGGTGTCGGCAGAGGCATCGTGAACGGCTTGAGCGCGACGGCCTTTTCGGTCTTGACCGACGCAGGCGTTGGCTTTGGCGTCGGCGCGCTCGGTGTTGGCGATAGCACCAAAGCCAGAAGCATCAGCGTAATCAGGATTGCCTGGCGCACGATGAACCTTCGGAGGGCAGCGCCCACGAGTGCTCGTCCACGATCATGTTGCGTACCAATTTTCGATGGCGATCCAGGCCAGAATGCCGCTCGGTATGCCGAGCATCATGGCGGCTTGTGCACCGACCCAGAACGAATAGACGAAGCAGACGCCGGCGATGACGCCGATCGACACCAGGTCACGGTGCAGCACCGGCTGCTCGGCCCAATCGCTGTAGTAATCGAGTGTCCGCGAGAGGCGTACCGGCATGCGGGGCAGCGGGATCTTCATTTGGTTCTGACCTCGGCCTTGGCTGGGTGCGCGTGCGGGAACGCGGCACCATAAGAACCCGCACGCGCCCTCATGCTGACGGGCTTTTGGGCAGAGGGTTTTCAGGCCCGTCAGGCTTGAGCTTTGTTTAGGCTATCAACCCCTGACGGCGCCGCCGCTTCATGGCGAGACCCCAGAGGCCGATGCAGCCCGCGACGATTCCGGGGAAGCCGGCACCGACCACCGGGCCGGGGACAGCCGTCACGATCGGCTCGATAAAGAACGAGTCCGGGCCGTCGTTCATGTTGCTCATGCGGGCGAAGAAGATGATCTGGTCGCCAGCCTGAATATCAGTACCGATGTTGATGTTGAATCCACTCAATGTGTAGTCGGGGAAGCCCGTGCCGTTGTTGACGTCCGGCACCAATTGCCCGCCTGCGGGGCGGAATGCCGCCAACACCGTGTGCTGCGTCAAGTTCAACATGAAGAACGAGTTCAGCGTCTGGGTTTGATTGCTGTCATTGATGTCGATGCCAACGGAAAACTGCAAGTTGGTATCGCCCTTGGCAACCAAATAGGCCCGCAGGAACGCGCCGTCGTAGCCAAGCCCGATGACATTGTCGCCGGGGTTGGCGCCGCCTGACACGTTGGTCGAGAACATGTTGATGCCGGTGAGGCTTCCGCTGTTCTTAAAGTCGGTGTAACCGAAGTTCGCTTGCTGCTGCGGCTGGTTCTCGCCGCAGATGATGCACTGGATGTTCTGCGGCTGGTTGCCGCCTGGAACCACTGATTGGAATGTCAGATTGTCGGCGCCGGAGAAAGTCCAGTTCTGGCCGCCGAGGATGACATCGGCCTGCGCAGGGGCCGCCATGGCGAGTACCAGGGCGGTGGTAGCGAGTAGTTTTCTCATGGGTATCAAGTCCTTCTCTGGTGGTGGGTAGTTTCGGTGATCACGTCATCAGCCCTCGCAATTCGTCGCCCATCGCGTTGAGCTTTTCGCGTTCCTTGGCGTTGCGGCTCTTGTAGAAAGTCTTGAACACGGCCTCGCCGCGCATGGCGGCCTCGCGCGCCATGTCCTCGAACGACAGAGCCGCCCCGCCCGCGTCGGTTTCGGTGTCGGGCGAGGCGGCCTGTTCCGCCATCGCGTTGTTCGGCGCGGGTGGCGGTACTTCTCCAGTCTCGGGATCGTGCTGCAGCATCGCGTTCGGCGCCGGCGGTGGTGGGCGGCGGTGCGCCATCACCGGGATGTCGGCAACTTCAAGCTCGTCGAGCCAGCCGAGCCCGCAGATTGACAGCGTGACGCGCCTCTTGCTTTTAGTTACGGCCTTCATCTCCGCGTTGGCGCGGGCCTCGCCCTTGAGCGTCTCGGGGTAGTAGACCGAGCCGAAATCCTCGTCGGTGCGGCCATCGGGCAGCTTGGCGCGGGCGTGCACCGTGAGGATATCGCCGGCGACTTTTTGCGAGATTATTTCAACCGAGACATTGTTTATCTTGCGCAACTGGTCGGCGCAATCGCGCCGCGCATAAAGCACCGTCTTGCCGCCGAGATTCACGTAGTCAAATGGGCGCGTGAGCGGGTTAAGGCCGAGACTGCGGCATGTTTCATTATAATATCTGACTCGTTCATCCGGCGTGAGTTTCGACAAATCGCCCTTGACGATAACCGACTCCATGATGTCGCTTTGGACTGGGATGTTCATGTCAATTTCCTCGTGGTTTGTTGGGCAGGAGTGTTTCCACCCCTGCCCATTAGGCGCCTCGCCAAGCCGGGCCCGTGCCACGCCCCGCCTAGCCCCGCCGTGCCCAGCCTTACCTTGCCGCGCCTCGCCGGGCCGGACCACGCCATATCTTGCTTTGCATTGCTTCATTTCATTTCCCGTAACGATAACCGGCCGGCGCGGTCGCGATTTATGACGACGCCGTAGCCAACGCATCGTCGCGCATCGTCTGGCATGATCGCTTTCAAATCTGCTTCGGCCTCGGCGTGATCGCGCGCGGCGACCTTGGTCGTGAGCCAAGCGGCTGCCGCCGCTGCCCATCGATTGTCGCCGGACATGTCGTAGGTCTTCGAAACGACGACTGGCGCGGCGACGGGGGCGAGATGCACTGGCATGATCCGCCGCGCCACGCATTCCATGAATTGCGCGCCGCGATGAATCATCTCGGCGGCATAGTCGGGATCGCGCGGGACATACTCGACCACTGGCGGGGCGGCCGCCACGATGATCGAGATGGCGCATTGGTCGGCGGTGGTGACTTCCATCTCCCATTGCAGTTGTGCGGCGTAACGGTCGATGACGGTTTCGAGCGGCTCGCGCCCGCCGACGTGCTTGGCTTCGACCGGGCAGCACAACGTGTCGTCCCAGGCGTCGAGCGTACACGCCGCCCAATCGTAGTGCGGGTGTATGACGACCTCGCCGCGCCGCGACAGCGGATTGCGCCGCATCTCGTACCAATCGAGATTGAGCTGCTCGGTGGCCTCGCCGAGCCGCACTGGCCAAACGTCGGAGAGGTCGACTTCCGGCGCCTCACCGATCATTTCGCGATACAGCCGCAGAATCTTCTCGGCATCGCCGGTCATCAAGGCGGCCACGCGCGATCCCGTCAGCTTGCCCTTGCGCGCCTCGATCTGGCTGGGGCTCAACATCACTCGGCCTCGCCCTTGGCCTTCAGCATGGCCGCTTCTTCCCACTCGGCCAGGTCGCGCAGTGCTGCGTGGTTGTCCTCCGCGCTCATGTCGCCGTTGAGCAGCAGTCGGTTGAGATGCGTCAGCATCCGCTCGACCTGGACCTCGATCTCACGCTCGGTCATAGGCTGGGCATCGACGATCATGTCGGCAGACTCCACAGATAGAACGTGTGAGGGCTGCCGCAGGTACGGCAGGCCGCAGATCGGATCTCCTTGCCGAGCCGGCCATAGCTGGCGAGCTTTGAGCAGATCGACGTGACGGTGCTCAGTTTGGCGTCGAGCCGATCGGCCAGTTGCCGCGACGTGAGCGGGGCGCCGGCGCGCGTGAGTTCGTGCACGATCAGTAGACGCATCGAGAAGCCGTCGAGATATCGCGGCTTGGCGGCGGCGGCAGGCATGGGCGGCGGCTCCGAGCAAAACAGGGAGTCTTATTGCCAAATCGGTAATAAGCCGTCAAGAATTAAATTGCCAAATCGGTAAGATTATTTATCAGACGAGGTTTCATCTTCAAGAACTAGCCGAATCATCCGCATCGCCTTTGAGGCCGGATGCATCCATAGCGCGCCTGGCCAAATTCCTAATGCCAGGCCCACTTGCGCCTGTTTCAATGGATTGAGACGGGTCGAAGACTTTTGCCAACGCCAGACAGTGACGGGAGAAACTCCGAGACGCTTGGCCAACTCAATATCACTGACCTTTTGTTCCTCCATCCATTCGGTGAGGAACAGGGGTCCGGCCCGGCGCGCTGCTGGCTTGGGACGGGGCTTCTTTGCCATAGCGGTAATTATGGCCAGCGAACCCTTCTGAGACCCCTACCAAGTTGGCAAGAAATTCGTTGACGACCATATTGCCAAATCGGTAATAAGCTGCATGGCATATGTTCATCCTTTGCGGGCTTACCGGGAACGGCAAGATCCGCCGATAAATCGCCGTCAACTCGCTGACTTGCTGGGCGTGTCTACCGCCGCCGTGTCTCGATGGGAGGCGGGTGAGCGCAAGCCGGACGAGGACGTTTTGCCGTTGATTGTTGCAAAGACTGGCATTCCGGCGGCCGAGTTGCGACCCGATCTTGCGCGGTTGATGCGCGCTTGCGTAGCGGCAACATCCTAAGCGCGGGGCGGAGAATCTCCATGCGCGCAACATTGCGGACCGCTGCCGTTCCAGCAAATCAGGGGAGTGGCGAAACGTGCACCGTTCTGGGCACATCGCGGCACCTGAATTCCACGATAGCCCAATGTTTGCGTGCCATTTTCCCGCGCAAGACGTGGCTACGATTGATTGAGTTGACCGGCCTTTCTGAGCGCACCGCCAAGTATCGCATGAGCGGAGAACGTGATTTCAGCGCCAGCGAATTAGCCACGCTTCTGCGCTCCGAGCATGGCCTCGACTTCCTCGCCGCCATCATGGCCGACGTCAGCCCGCGATGGTGGGTGCAGGTCCGATCCGCATTCAAGCTCGGCGCCATGCGCCGCCACCGGCAGCAACTGCAAGAGGCCATCAATGAAGCCGAGCGGTTGGGGGACACGCTGGCCCGAGCGGAAACTGCCCTGGGCGTTTGCGATGAGGACTTTCATCGCCCTCAGACTGATGCGCTGGGCGCGATCCGCCGCAATATGCATCGCCCCTTGGCTCGAAAACGATGATGGGGGCGGCTGATGGGTACAGCCGTAGCGAAGCCAGAGCTGGAAAAATCGAAGGCCGTCGCGGAATTCAACCCGACGCAGACGCGCATGAAGCTCGGCGCGCTCAAAGGTGCGGTTGGGCATGCCCGCAAAATCAAGGATTGGGAAGCTCTCGACAGAGCCATTGACGAGGTCATTGCCGAGCAGCGCAAGTTCATCGCGTTTTGGAATGGCAATGTCACCCCAGGGGGCAAAGGGGGTGATCGGAAATCCAAGAATCACGGTCCCAATTCGGCGACCGTGATTTCTGCCGCCGCGGCCACGAAGCAAACCGGCATCAGCAAACAACAGGTCAACCGATGGCTCACGCGGCTCGAAGATGAGCCGGCCTATCGAGAAATACTTCACGAGTCCGCCCATGCACCGATGTGGGCTCTCAAGGATAAGATTCGCGGCACGACCGGTACTGGCGAAAATGAGTGGTTCACGCCGGCCGAATATGTGGCGCTGGCGCGCAGCGTGCTCGGCGGGATCGACCTTGATCCGGCCAGCAGCGACAAAGCGCAAGAGATCATCGACGCGGATCGCTACTTCACCAAGGCCGACGACGGCTTGAAGCAGGAATGGCGTGGGCGCGTATGGCTCAATCCGCCTTATGCGCAGCCGCTGATCGCCGACTTCGTCTCTAAGATGGTGAGCGAGCGCAAGGCTGGGCGCGTTACTGCCGGCGTCATGCTTACCCACAATTACACCGATACGTCTTGGTTTCACGAAGCAGCAGCGATTGCCGATTCGATTTGTTTTACGCGCGGCCGGATAAAATTCTATGAGCCCGATGGCGAGATAGCTGCGCCGACACAAGGGCAGGCATTTTTCTATTTTGGTTCCAAGACTGCCCGGTTCGCGAGTGTGTTCGCGGATATCGGTTTCGTTGCTCTGCCATGGAGGAACCAAGCGTAAACGTCGCGTGCGTGAGTGTGTGTAAATGCGTGATGAGCAGTTTTTACAGCGGCTCGCACAGGGCCGCAGCCATGAACCTGAGCTGGTTTTGATTCTGCGTCGGCGGAGTTTCTTCGTGACCCCAACAGGAGACATCGCCAATGGTGGCGCACCGCGCCTGCTCGGTCCAAACGGGACTGCGGTCGTGCTGCCCGATGTCGAAGCATATCGGGACGCAAAATGCTTTCCATTCGAGCTGAAAAGCAAGACCTCGTTCAACTGGACATACTTAACACAAAGGTATGAGTCCGGGTTTAGTCTTCGCCTCTACGAGCACTATTTGAAATATGAAAAAGTAACCGGGCATCGCCTTATCATCGTGATGCTCGAGCAGCGAACGGGTGAGTTTCTAGCGCGCAAGCTCGAGCATCTCACGCCACGCTTCTACCGAGGCAGCAAGATGGGTGCTAGCGGAATGGTGTTTTTCCCACGCGATGAGTTTTTCTGTTTTCATCAAGGCCCGGCGTGCGACTTGCCGCTCTTCAAGGATCTTCCGGTTCCACCGACACGGCCGTTTCGTGATGTGGATGAGATATGACCGACATTTGCCAGTCGTGCGGCCAGCCCGTCCGCTTCCTGCGCTGCGGGATCCGGCTGCCGGCGCACAAGGCCGCGATCTTCGACCTGATCAAGCGCGCCGGTGACCTCGGCATCACCAGCGCGGAGATCACGCGCGAGCTCTACGGCGAGCGGCGGCCGGTGATCAAGTACACCATCAAAGCTCACGTCTGGCAGATCAACGAGCTGTTGGTCGACACCGGCTATTGCATCGTGTCCGACCGGCGCAGTTGGTTTCTGCGCAAGCATCGGGCCGCGCCACGATGAGCGGACGCCAATTGCATCTGTTCCGTGCGCGCAACCAGCGGGGCGTGGCAGCGCCACCGCCGCTGGAATTTGAGCTGCATTGTGCCGTGGCCGATACACTGCGCCGGTGGGGCACACCAGGGTGGATCTTCAGCCATATCCCGCTCGGCGAGGAACGGACTGCCGCCGCAGGCGCACGCTTGAAGCGCATGGGCACCGCGCCCGGATGGGCCGATCTGATCATGCTGGCCCCGCGTGGCCATCCAATCCAGCGCCCGCATTTCCTCGAGCTCAAGCGCCGCGGCGGCAAACTCACCGAGCACCAGGCCGGCTTCGCGCTGTGGTGCAAGCTCAACGATTGCCCGCACGAGGTTGCCGACAGCTACGAGGCGGCGGTGAAGATCCTGCAGAGATGGGGTGCGCTGATGCACAGGGTGAGGGTGCAATGAGCCTACCCCGGACGCCGATCAGCAAGCGGCTGCGCTTCAACACCTTCAAACGCGATGAGTTTCAGTGCGTCTATTGCGGCGCACACCCGCCGGACGCACTACTGGAGGTGGATCACGTCCATCCCGTCGCTGAGGGTGGCGAGAACGACGCGGACAACCTCGTAACGGCCTGCTTCGAATGCAACCGTGGCAAAAGCGACGGGCTTCTTTCGAACATGCCTCAGTCGCTTTCCGATAAGGCGGCGGAGACTCTTGAGCGCGAAGCGCAATTGCGCGCCTATTATGAAATCCTCCAGGCGAAGAAGCACCGCAGAGACGATGAGCTATGGTCGATTGCCGATGTCTACATGGAGCGTTTTGGCGACGACAGCATTCTACGTTCGCGCCTTGCAAGTATCCGCACATTTCTAGACCGCCTCGATTATTTTGAAGTGCTTGAAGCGATGGAAATTGCGACGCGGAAAATGTACAGCCGCGGTCCCGCCTTTCGATATTTCTGCGGCGTTTGCTGGCGCAAGATCAAGGGGGCAACGTCATGAGCCGCCCGTGGATGCCGCTCTACATCGCCGACTACCTCGCTGATACGGCGCACCTGCGTGCGGCCGAGAGTGGGGCCTATCTGCATTTGATCATGCACTATTGGCGGCGCGGCAGCCTGCCCGCCGACGATGGCGCGCTTGCCCGCGTGGCCAAAATGACACTAGACGAATGGCGCGTGGTCCGCCCGACAATCCAAGCATTTTTCACCGATGGCTGGAAGCACGGCCGGATCGAGTTTGAGTTGACTGAGGCCGCTAGAATTTTGGCGCAGACTAAGGCCGCGGGAAAGGCGTCAGGGCAGGCGCGCAGAACAGCAAAATGGCAGCCGAAAACGAACGGCCGTTCATCTATGATCAAACAACAACATCAATCACTTGCGCAGGGCCGTCCCAAGCAACACGCGAACGGAAGGCCAACAGAATGCGAACGACTACAACCACCTTCACGTATTATTAAGACGCGCGCGCGCGCGCGAGAAAGCGGAGGACCTTCGGTTTTGAAGGAAGAAAGCGAAGCGCGGAAGGAAAAACGTGCGCGAGTTAAAATGGATACGCCGCAGTGGGACGCTTGGCAGGCACACTTAAAGGCGCACAAAGGCAAGGGCTCGCCCTACGACAAACAGGGCGGCTGGTACTTTCCGACCGAATGGCCACCCGGATATCAACCCTCAAAACGCCCAGCAAAGTGATGGCGAAATACGGCCTCACCGACGAACAATGGGCGGCAATTCCCGATACGCCGCCGGACTCCACATGGCGCAAAGCCACGACGCGCGAGGCCGGCCCATGATCACGCCTATGACGACCTGGCACCGCTTCGTCCTGCATGACCGTGCCGGCGACTACCTGCGGCTCGGCTGGTGCCCGAGCCCTGCGCTCGACGGTACACCGCACGGCCAGTATTCTGTCCTGATGTCGTGGATTTGCCAATGCCAACCCATCGAACCACGGTGTGGCGATGAAACAGACTAGCGCTCTCACTGATGACGAGGCGGTTGCCGCTGGCCGCGCCCAATGGCCGGAGTTGGTGGACCGGATCGAGAAATGCACCCATGGAATGCATCACATACTGCGGGCTCGTGCCATAGAGCCTTACAGTGCGTACGATATTGTGGACCTACTCTATTTGCGCGAATTGTTCGAGCGCCGTTTGGTGCGTTTTACAGTCGATGGACTCAGCCAAGACCAAGACAACATCTACGAACAGTTCATGGCCTGGGTTCGTGAGGAATGGGATGCCTGGTGCAAAGAAACCAACCCAGCCGAAAACCAGCACATACCCTGATGCCACGCCTGAGCACGATCGCAGCCGATAGCCAGGGTCTGGCGCCGCCGCAGTGGTCCGCCGAGTGGGTGCAGCGGCGCCTGATCGAGGCCTATAGCGTCGAACACCGGCTGCCGGTGGCCAAGCGCCGCATGGTAGGCAGTGCCTGGCCTGTCATGTCGGTAGAGTTTTCCGACATCGTCGGGCGCGCCGACGACGATCGCAAGGAACGGTTTGCGGCTTGGGAACACACCAAGCTCGGCGTCTCCGCAGCCGACATAACGCGGCTCGAGGAAGCGCACGACTGGCTGCGGATTATCCTGTTCCCGTACCCCGAAGAGCGGCTTTGCCTCGCCCAGTGGGCAGCCGCGATCGCCTATCGGCGGTCATTGCGAAAAATGCTGGAAAAGCGCGGCTGGTCGCGGTCAACTTTCTATCGGCTCGTTACCGCAGGCGCTCATGTCATTGCCTTGGAACTCACCCGCCAAGGGCTACCCGTGGCGTGACCATCAATGGGTTATCCGCAAGATATTGATTTACGGTTGAAACATTGGTACCAAATTCGCCATTCCAGCCGATAGTGTGGCGCAGGCTGTCCGGTGGCGCTGGGACGGCTGATGACCGTCCCCGCTACCCCACCATCTAAAACTTAAAATAACGCACCAGTCGCCCTCCTAAGCCGGATGATCATGGGTCTACGGCCAGCCAAGGTCCGGCGTTTGGCCCCGCTGATGCGGACCTTGAGCACGCGGACTATCCACGCACCGCAAAAGCGGCACGAGGCGTTCTACAATTCGCCCGAGTTCCGGTCATGGCGCGCCCAGGTCGTGTTCAGGGCAGGGAATCGGTGCGAGCATATCGAGGATGGGGAAAGGTGCCGGAAGGCACACCCCGGGCACCGCATGTACGCCGACCACATCATCGAATTACGGGATGGTGGGCACCCGTTCGATGTGTGGAACGGGCAGTGCCTGTGTGCGGTACACCACGAGAAGAAGACCTGGAAGGCTAGGCAGTTAAGGACTGAGGCGGCTTGGTCTGGCAGCTACACGCAACCATCCCTGCCAATACCTGGGTGTAGGGTTGTGCTGGTCTGTGGCCCACCCGCATCAGGCAAGTCCACCTATGGTCCTGCTGGTGCCACCCATGGCGGAGCTACAGCGCAGGATCATGGGCGACCCTGAACGCAAACGGATATGCGACTTGCAGTTGCAATGGGTCGATCAATGGATGATGCACGGGTTCGGCTAGATGGAGAAGATTATTCTTCTCACTCAACCCAGGGGGGGAGGATTCAAATAAATAGGCCCAAAAATGATATCCGCCCCTTTTACTCAGCCCCGTGTTTTTTCTGCGAACTGATCTAGTGGAGACCCCCCAGGCACGCCCTGGCGAAGAAAATTCTTCTACGCCAGACCTGCTGCTGACTGGCCCGCCATTGGGGTCTCAGATGAGGGGAAAAATGAGCGCGGTGGTTGCAACCCAGGATAGGGAGAGTTAGGTGCCCAAGGGAGGATACCGTGCGGCTGCTGGGATGCCGCCGCGCAAGTCGAAGGCTGCGAAGCCGGTTCCGAAGGACATCGTGGCGGATGCCCAGGCGGCCAACATGCAGCCGCTGGAGTACATGCTGGCGGTGATGAATAACCCAGCCGCCGACGAGGTCAGGCGGGACCGAATGGCGATGGCGGCGGCGCCGTACTGTCACCCGCGGGTTGCGGACAAGTCTTGGGGCAAGAAGGATGCGCAGGCCGAGGCCGCGGCGACGGCGGGTGCGGCCACCGAGTGGGCCAGCGACCTGGAGTTCGACGGCCGGGCTAACTGATCAGAATTCGTGCGGCAACCTTGTGGTTTCCAGTTTGCGTAGAAGCAGGAGTTGTTTTCTTTCGTATTGGTCCAAGAGGTCAACAGCCTTCGCAAACTGCACCTCGTCCTCAACAATTGTGTTGAGCGATGTCAATATTCTAAGTTCAGCGACGCGGAATTTGTCCTCGCAGTCGGAGTGCGCCAAGCTTTCTCGTTTGCATTGCTTGATTACCCTCTCTTTTATCTCTTCGAACATTTTGATCATTTCCCCGGCCTTACGAATTCGGAGGTCTCGAGCTGGGTTTGAAACCACGGACGCCGATTCGGGCGGTGCCTTCGGCGGGTTTGGGCTGAAGATGACCGCCAGGATGATGACCGCCCAGATGGTCCCGAAGATGGCGACGAGGATGTTTGTGAGCTTTCTCATATGCGTTCATTGGCCGGGTGTGGCGCGTGTGTATTGACGGATCGCGCCATGGATTTGCGCAAGTAGGCCAAAAACTGGCCCATGAAACCGTCTGTGCCTCAATGGGTTGTGATCAGTTTGCCCTAAACGGCATCGAAATATGCGCGCCGTTATGCGCCCGCGCGAGTCTCACGGGCGCGCTCCACCGCGGTGGTGACGTATGCTGACGCGGTCCTGGGACACGGCGGTGCCGGACTGGGAAGACCGGTTGTTGGCTGGCCGTTCGCTGGTGCCCGAGCTGCCGCTGTTCCGGGCCGAGGCGGCGAAGGCGCTGCGGGTGTTCAAGCGGCTGCGGCTGCCGGACGTGATCGGTACGCCGACGATGGGGGAGGTGTGCGGGCCGTGGTTTTTCCCGATCGTCGAGGCGTTGTTTGGTTCCTACGATCCCGCAACCAATACGCGGCACATCAGCGAGGTGTTCCAGCTCATCCCGAAAGGGAACAGCAAGAGCTCGAACGGGGGTGCGGTGATGCTCACGGCGATGATAACCAACCGTCGCCCGGAAGCGGAATATCTGTTCATCGCGCCGACGATCGAGATCGCGGCGATTGCCTACAAGCAGGCGAAGGGCACGATCAAACTCGACCCCGAGCTGACAAAGCTGTTTCAGGTTCAGGACAACCTGAAGAAGATCACGCACAGGGTCAGCGGCGCGACGTTGCAGATCAAGGCCTCGGACACTGACGTCATTACCGGCAGCAAGGCTGTCGGGACGATGATCGATGAAACGCACCAGTTTGCGAAGAAGTCGAATGCGGCCGACATCTTCATCGAGTTACGCGGCGCGCTAACGAAACGGCCGGACGGGTTTTTGTTTCAGACCACGACGCAGAGCAAACAATCGCCGTCCGGCGTGTTTGCGTCCGAGCTGGCGATGGCGCGCGCGGTGCGCGACGGTCAGGCGAAGATGCCGCTGCTGCCGGTGCTGTACGAGCTGCCGGACCGGCTCGCGCGCGACAATGGCTGGAAGGAGCGCAAGTATTGGCCGCTGGTCAATCCGAATCTCGGGCGCTCGACCTCCGAGGACTTTCTCGCGCGCGAGGTGATGCGGGCCGAGGCGGACGGGCCGGGCGCGGTGGCGCTGATCGCGTCGCAGCACTTCAACGTGCAAGTTGGGCTGAGCCTGCGCGAGAACGGCTGGCCTGGCGCCGAGTATTGGGAAGCGGCCGAGGACGCGGCGCTGACGCTCGAGGAAATCCTGATTCGTTCCGAGGTCGTGGTGGTCGGGATCGACGGCGGCGGACTCGATGATCTGTTCGGCGTGGCGGTCGTTGGGCGTTGTCGCGAGACGCTCGACTGGCTCGTCTGGACGCACGCGTGGTGCCATCGCAGCGTGTTGGAGCGGCGCAAGTCGATCGCGTCGCGGCTCGAGCAGGCGCAAGGCGCGGGCGAGCTCACGATCGTCGAGCATGCGGCCGAGGATCTCGATGAGATCGTGGCGCTGATTGCCGACATCGACCAGCGCAAGCTGTTGGCCTGCGTGGCGGTCGATCCGGCTGGCCTCGGCGAGTTTGTGGAAGGTCTTCGTGAGATCGAGATCACGCAGGAAGGCGATCGCGTCGTTGGTGTGCCGCAGGGTTATCAGCTCATGAACAGCATCAAGACGGCCGAGCGAAAATTAGAGAACGGGTCTATGAAACATGCGCCGAACAAATTGACCGACTGGTGCGTGGGCAACATCAAGATCGAGGCCACGGCTACGTCGATCAGAGCGACAAAGGCTAACGCGGGCGATGCCAAGATCGACCCGGCGATGGCATTGTTCGATGCGGTGACGGTGATGGTGCGCGATCCACAGCCGCAGTGGAAGGTCGACATCGCGGCGCTTATAGCATGAAATTGATCTGGATGGTTTTGGCGTTGCTGTTATGGCCGGCGATCGCACATGCGCAGCGCGCGTGCGACCGCATTGCGCCCTTCAAACACATCAACGCGACGGGGCCGATCGAGCTGGTGCCGGCGGTGCCTGGGCAGCGGGTCTACTACTGCGGGTTCACGATCCTGCAAAAGGGCAACACGCTTGACCTGATCATCACGGTCGGCCAGGGCACGAACTGCGGCATGAACACGGTGCAGTTCACGCCACAGATGGAACTGCCGAACGATTTTGCCTTGTCGAGCCGCACCGAGACCGTAGGGCCTTACACCGAGCCGGGCTTTGCGTTGTGCATCCAGACCATCGGCAGCAACGCCAAGCTCGGCGGGATGATTTTCTATGCCCAGTTCTGAGGGTCGGTAACATGCCAACCGTGCTGACCGCCACCATTCCTGCCGGAGAGACAACGTCCAGCGTGGTCTACCTGACGGACACGACTGCGACTGTCGGCATTATCATGCCGGCGGAATGGACGCCCGCAACCGTGACCGTGCTCGGCTCCGCGGATGGGGTTTCGTTCCACGATCTGCACGACGGCGTGGCCGGGAGCGAGCTTGCCTTCAACCCTCGGGCAGATTCGCTGGTGATGCTGAATCCGAACAGGATGCGATCTTGCGCCGCGCTCAAACTGCGTTCCGGCACCCACGACATTCCGGTCGTGCAGGAAGAATTGCGCCAGTTTGGCATCGTGGTCGAAGGGAATATAGCAGCACAAATTCCGATCATAGGCACCAGCGCCCATGTCATCGAGGATAGCAGCAACGATTTCCACGGCATCGAACAGCCGTTCCAGGCGCCGGGGCCAATGCGATGCACGGTCACTGCGTGGCTGAAGTCGAGCGACCGGGAGGCCGGCTTCGAGATATACAACGGCGATGGCGGCGCGAAGGTCTATTTCGATCTCGCTGCCAACGATGTCTATGCCAATACCGTCTACGGTTCCGGGCTTCATATCTTCGACATGGCTATCGAGGGACCCGGCCCGAACGGCTGGTGGACCTGCTCCGCATCGATCGACCTGACTCCGATCAGTCCCACCCAGAGGCTGCGGATCGGAATAGACAAGGGCAAGTCCGGCGGCCTGGCATATACGGGCGACGGCATCAGTTTCATTCAGGTCTACCAGCCGCAGATTTCGATGGATGGCGGCGCCAATATCCTGATCAGCCCGGATGACCTGACCGCCGTTGCCTGGGAGCCGTTAGGGGCCACGGTGCAAAATTTTCCTGACGACATACTGCCGGCCAATCCGTAACAGGAGGACATCCCATGACCTTGAGCATTGTTGACGGACCAACCATTGCTGCAGGCGAGTCGCTCTCCGATGGGGTCGATTGCTCTGCGGGCACCATTGTCCGCATCACGGTGCCGCAGGAATTCACGCCGGCTAATTTGACGTTCCAGGTGAGCACAGACGGCAACTTCTACAACGACCTATTTACTGCAAGCGGCGCCGAGATCACCGTTGTGGCCAGAGGAAGCACCGGCATCGTGGTGGGCGAGGCTTGGACAAAGTCGATCAACTTCATCAAGTTTCGGTCGGGCTCTCGCACTCATCCGATTGCCCAGAAGGTTGATTGCAAGTTCGCGATCGCGGTCGAGGCCGCGCAGTAAACCGGCTCCCCTCAGGCGAGGGGAGGGAGCTGCTCGGCGATCTTGCTGATCTGGCGGATCACTGCGGCCCGCTGCTTCGCATTGAGGTCGTTGAAGTGAACCGTCGAGCGGATCATCGCGTATTCGACGGCGAGGTCGATCAGGTCTCGGTGGCTGCAGGTATTGGCGAAGGTCTTGGTCATTTGTCTATGTCCTCTGTTCTGATGAAAGTAAAATATAGTATTTACCCAAGCAGTCAATAGTATTCGCGCGCTATTATTTGGACAATACAGTAAAGGCAAGTCAAGCAAGCAAATGACCGACCGCGACGTGGTGAAGGCCGTGTGGCTCATCGCGCTCACGGCGGCGCTCGCGATCGTGTTCGTCGCGCTGATGTTCACGTTCTGAAAAAGGTCAACAGTCATGCCAATGCAGCCCAAGCGCCAGCGTCAGGCGGACCTCTATCCCGCGCTCGACGAGTCCTACATCGATTTCATGAGTCGCTGCGGCGATGAGATCGGCGACCAGGACGTCTGCCAACTGATTTGGGACGACGCCTGGGACAAAGATTCCTATGGCGGCGGCCACCAGGCATCAGCCAAGGGCGTCGTCTATAAGACGCACGCCGCCAAGGTCAACGGCCAGGAGTTCGTGCTCTCGGACGAGACGCCCGACCGCATGGACGACGTGATCATGGCGGATGCTTGGGATCTGGCGTCGTTCACAAAAAATCCGATCGCGCTGTTCAACCACAACAGCAACGCGCCGATCGGCAAGTGGACGAACGTCCGCGTCGTCGACAAGCAGTTGCGCGGCCACCTCGAGCTCGCGCCGGCCGGCACCAGCGATCGCATCGACGAGATCCGCAAGCTGATCGAGGCCGGCATTCTGCGCGCCGTCAGCGTCGGTTTCCGCCCGAAGGAATCCAAGCCGCGGCCGGAATCCGATTACGGCATGTTCTTTACGAAGGCCGAATTGGTCGAGACCAGCCTGGTCTCGGTGCCAGCCAACCCGAATGCGCTGGCCATCGCCAAGTCGCTCAAGATTTCACCCGTGACCATCGATCTCGTTTTCGCCGGGAAAGGCAAGGAACGCGGGATCAGACGACGCGGGTTCACCGGCGGGCAAGCCGACACGCCATCGCGAATAATTGGAAAGGGCGCGACCATGTCGCTCGCTCAAAAGATCAAAGAGAGGGAAACCTCGATCCTCGACAAAACCGGCAAGCTCGATGCGCTGCACGACGCTGTCGGCGACGGTGACTATCCGAACGACTTGCTCGAGACAGTGAAAAAGGCAAACGCCGAGATCGCGCACGAGCGGGAAATCCTGGCGACGTTGCGCGACAGCGAGCGCAATCTCGCCGTGAACAGTGACGATGGCGGCCGAATGCCTGCGGTGATCAAACAAGGCAACGGCAGCTATAGCGCGCCGCAACTGTCGAGGCCGTTCGGTGTCGAACGCAAAAAGCTCGATCCGCTCGATCTGCTTTGCCGCTCGGCGGCCTTGCGCCTGCTGGCACATCACGAGCGCAAGCCGGTGATGGACCTCACCCGCGCCCTCTATGGCAACGACGAGCCGCTCGCGGCGGTGGTCGATTGGCAGACCAGGGCGGCCTCGGCCGCGGCCATGACCACGGTCACCGGGTGGGCGAAGGAACTGGCGCAACAGACCGTCGTCGAGTTCATGGAAATCCTGAAGGCGGCTTCAATTTTCGGACCGCTGTCGGGCATGGGCCTGGCACTCGGGTTTGGCCGCAACGCCAAAATCATCATCCCGACACGGTCAAGGACGCCGACCATCGCCGGGTCGTTCGTCGGGGAAGGGTTGCCGATTCCCGTTCGGCAGGGCGCGTTCACGTCGCTCCCACTGACGCCCATGAAAATGGCAGTCATCACGACCTGGACGCGGGAACTCGACGAGCATTCGATCCCGGCGATCGAGGGGTTGTTGCGTGATGCCATCGTCTATGACACCTCGGTTGCGATCGACTCCGTCCTGCTCGACGCCAACGCGGCGACGACGATCCGGCCCGCCGGCATCCTCAACGGCGTGTCCGGCCTGACTCCGACCGCCGGCGGCGGCTTTGCCGCGCTCACCGGCGACATCAAGCAATTGTCGGGCGCGTTGCTGACCGGCACGCTCGGAAACGTACGCAAGCCGACCTGGCTGATGAACCCGCAACAGGTCAACAGTGCGGGCTTTGCTATCGCCACCGGCGCGGGCGTGTTCCCGTTCCGCGACGAGATCAGCCAGGGCCGCCTCGGCGGCTGGCCGATCATCCAATCGGGCACGGTGCCGGCGGGGACGGTCATCGTCATCGATGCCGCCGACTTCGTCAGCGTCACCGGCGACGGGCCGCGGTTTGAGATCAGCGATCAGGCGACCCTACATTTCGACGACACGACTCCGCTCGACATCAGCACGGCCGGCTCGCCGAACGTCGTTGCGGCTCCGGTGAAATCGATGTTCCAAACCGACATGCTGGCCCTGCGGATGATCATGCCAATGACATGGGGAATCCGCCGCACCGGAACCGTGGCATGGGTGGCCGGCGTTACTTGGTGATCCGCAACAGAAGGAGTCAGTGATGGCTAAGCAATATCAAGGTAAGCCCGTTCGCAATTCGCGCCCTGCGCGCGAAGGCGACGATGGTTTTGTCAAGGACACCGGCCAGGTCGTTGTCACGCTCGAGGACGGTAGCGAGAAGACCGTCAAGGGCAATGAGGTAACGGACAAGCCAACAGAGGGAGGTCAAAAATGACCGACAACGAACAGACGACAGCCGCGAAAAAGCGGCTCGCCGACGAGCGCGCGGTCCGCGACAAGGCCAACGAGCAGCAGGCCAAAACGGCGACCGGAACCAAGCCGACGCCGACGCAAGAGGAAAACGATCTTGCCGCCTCGGGCGTCCACGTCATGGAGCACGAGCACGACGGCAGCGCCGACCCGAATGAGCCGCAGACAAAGCAGGCCGAGGCCGGCAAACGTGGCAGCTACCAGACCAGGACCGCGACGCCGTCAACATGACCGTCCGCGGGTTTCTGACACGAGTCGCCGCCCAGCTTGTCGGTAAGGGCGAAGGCCAATATCGGCCCGGCCCGTATTATTTGCCGGTCACCGGCGGGTGGTTGCCCGCCGGTGTCGCCGACAACTGGTGGCAGCAGGGCTATACGCCGGTCAGCCTCGGCGCCCAGTCGGCCATGGTGGAGGCCTGTGTCTCGGCCTATGCGCAGACCGTCGCCATGTGTCCCGGCGACCA